CTCGCCGTAGGCAGTGGAGAACGGGGTCGGGCCGCATTGGTCCACGTACGCACCGCTGTCTTGCCCGTAGTACTCGGAAGGCATAACCACGCCACCACCACGCAGATTAGTATTAGAACGGTTGGAGTGTGAAGAACGACGCTTTTTGCGACTGTTCGCAGAACGAGATGTAGAATATCGGGGCATAATGGAATCTGGTTTTAAAAATGCTGATTTTAACTATTATACAATATAATTTTTTGATACTATTTTTGAATGTAATTCGCAATAATACAATTCATTCGTTTTGCGTGTGTGTGTGTGTGTGTGTGTTAAAAAAAGGAAACGATTCCGATATATATTAAATATGTATATCAATTTCTAAACAAACACGCTGGGACGGTTGTCCGTTTAATTTTTTTCTTCTGTTGTCTTTTTAGGAACTCTTCGTGATACGTGTCATCATTATTTACAAATTCGGTCAACAGTGTGTATGTTGTTTCCAATTGGGGAAACAGGTTAGTAGAGAACCACTCTGAATTGCGACGGACCGACACTTTTTGGTAATCTTCCAGAAACCAATACATAACGTTGACGTGTTCGTGTGTGAGGTGGTTCGTCGCAACGATCGCACCCAGCGTTGTGTCGGTAATATCATTGACCGGACCGTACAGACAGTTCGATTGCCCAAACGGTTGGACAATAAAACCTTGCAACCCTTGCACCCCTTGCAAATGCGTCGCACACTCCTTTCGTGCTTGCGCTTCCTCTTTCGTTTCTTTTTGGAATACACACTCGAGGTAGTCGCAACAGTCTAATTGCGTGACTTCCAATTGCCCTTGCATTTGTGCTAAATACTCTTCCGGAACAGTATTGTGTATGAGTTTTCGTGAGTATGGCGCTTTGAATTCTACCAAACGTCCAACATATTCATCACTGCTATGCTCGTTGCATATGCCATCTGGTGATGCGCCAATAAAGGGATACGTCCGATGCGGAAGCAATCCAAATTCTTCAACGACTGCACCAACGCATAAATGTTCATACACCTTCCTGCACACTTCCTCAAACAGCACACCCCATTCACACGCAGCACCCGATGAAACGTGCTTCTTTCTGGGTTGTGGGCGTTCGCGAATTTTCGTGGCTTTCTGAAAGGCGAGTGTGCGTTGCGAAGCAATACTCTTCAGTTTGCCAAAAACGCTTGCTGTAATTTGTTCTTCTCGTTGACTATACCACTCTTCTGAACGCTGTTCGGGTTGAACTGTATTTCGTAATGTAAGAAGGGTGTGTCGTTTGTCTTGGACTGTCATCGGTGTTGGTGGGACGAGCGTCCCCCGCAAACACAATTGAGACTGTCGTTTTTGCACTTGCTTTTGCATGCCCCTGAGAACTTTCTTCAGATTCTTCCGGTGCAGCGTTGCAGCAGCAACCGTCCGGTCTGTTTGCGGCAATGCTGGTTGAGTTTGGATACCGTGGATGGTTGCTTGTGCTTGTGCTTGTGCTTGTGCTTGTGCTTGTGCTTGTGCTTGTGCTTGTGCTTGTGCTTGTGCTTGTGAACTGATTGTCGTTACATTCGTAGACGGTGGTGACACTGGTGAGGTGTTCAACTTAGTCTTTGACAAAAAATCAGTTATTAATGTTTGTGTATCCAAACACTGTGTTTCGACGTGTAATACATTTTGTGAAGAGCGTTGCTGCATACTAGGATGTGCGTTGGGTATATAATCAAATCTAACCTAACGTAACTATAGTTTTAATATAAAAAACAGACTCTTGCACAAGTCGGGTGAACACCCGTCGCTCGTCTGAATGGGATTGGATTGGATTGGTTTGGTAAGTGCGAATCGGGTGGACATCGCAACATATGATGCCCTCACCGAAGCAGTCAAGTCTAACGTATGTGTTAGAACGGACACACAATACACCTGTTACAGTGATTCCATTAATACTAATACGTGTGGGTGTAATGTGCATGCTTCGTTATTCTTGGTTGGAATAGAATCTTTTATGGAAGACACAAGTTAACAAATACCAAACCAGATATTATATGAAACACGCGCCACAAACGATGGAACTGGGCACAATGTGCAAAGTGGTGGGGGTACTCGTGTTATTGATGGTGCTGATTGCCGGGGTGTTCTCCACGTGTTTCCACGTCTTACGCAACCGCGACAAACGCAGGGAGACCTTCGCAAATCCGGCAAATCCGATGACACCGAGCGTGCAGAAAGTGTCTGCCGACGACCTCCAGTTCTTTGAAACGGATGCCCGAGACTCGCCTGCCGATATGTATGACGCAACGTACGCACATCTCCACTACTCGCTCTTTGATATGCCGAAGCGCAAGGTGACCGAATTCGAGTGTGTCGATTTCAAAGAGATCGGGCGGTTGGCAGAGTATGGGAGCAAAGCGGTGCTGTTAGACATTGGGTGCGGGGCAGGTTCGCATCTCAAACAGTTTTGCCGACTCGCTCCGCGGGCAACGCTGTTCGGGCTGGACCAATCGACCGACATGCTGCAACTTGCCGAATCCAAACTGGGACCTGCCGCATCCGACGTTCGGTTTATGCGCGGTGATATGGAAGAACCCAACATCTTTCACGAGAAGATGTTCACACACATCACGTGCTACTCGTTCACGATCTATTATTCGGATAATCTGCGAACCTTCTTTGAGAACACGCACAACTGGTTGAAAACGGGTGGGCATCTGTGTGTCCACGCAGTCGACCCCCGCTTGTTCAACCCGGTCCCACTCGTGGCAAATCCCATAAAAGGCATTCCGCTGCAGAAGTATATGAACCCGCGCAAGACCGACGCCCGAGTGTATTTCCAAACGTTTCTATATGAAAGTGATTTTGAATACGACGAAGCAAAGAACCGAGCATCTTTTCACGAGTCAATCATTTATCCGAAAGACGAGTACGTTCGCACGCACACGCACCACTACAACATGCCACCCTATGACACCCTCATACAAATCGCACGAAAATGCGGATTCAAACTGCGACACATTACAAAGATGAAAGAGATTGGGGTAGATTCTGAATACCTGTGTTATTTCCAAAAACGATAGATGCGCTTATTCTTGTGTATGTTGGGTGTTGGGTATGTTGGGTGTTGGGTATTTGGTATCCAAAACGAATCTAAATAATTTTGTGAGAAAGAATGATAACCACGAATACGATGTCATCACCGAACAAGAACAAGAACCAGAACAAGCGTCAGACGTGTATGAATATGGACGACGTGAACGGTATCGTTCATAACATTATCAGTATCCCCACCAACGACGACAGCACTCCTGCCCGCCGGACCGGTCTGGTGGTAGTTGCACCATCCACTCCAAAAATGATACACACGTGTGCACATTACTTATTGCACTACAAAATAACAACATCAAACAATATGACTAAAAATCTCCATGAACAGGGTTTGAATGGGTTGGTAATTGTTACCACCCACGAGCGGGAAAAAGTGTGGAACAACCGAAACAATGCAACAGTTACGAATAAAGAATATTACCCACCATTTACAGTGCTAACATATGATACGATTGGACAGTTAAGATCATACTCAGATCTCAATTCTATCAAATTATTGATTGTATTTGAAGACGCCGACAATCTGATTGGACTCCTTCGGCGAGACCCGTCACTACAAAATGTTATACGAACTAACTTCCATAGAAAGATACTCTTTGCCGCAAATGTACCGTTCGTCGATTTACGCCCATTGTTGCTCCTTACGGTGAATAACGACACAGAGTGTAAATTTCCGTCCAATGAAGCCGCTATTTCGGATCGATACGAGTCGACCAAGACTGCTCTCCCTACCTTATTCAAACGAATGGTGGCTGACCCTGCCCAGAAAATGATGGTGCACTTTTTACTGGTGTTCTTCGTTCTCACACATATGAGCAAACTGTTTACGAGCACAAACAAACGTGCGCTGGATGATAAATACAATGACCTCCTCCATCCGCACACCCGACGCAATCGCAATCGCAATCGCAATCGTGGTGAAACCGACATACCACGGACGCAACGCGGACCGAAACCTAAAGCGCACGGCGGGTTCGCACCCACGCGCAAAATGGTGCGTACCAGCAGGTGCGTAAGCGCCCGTACCTGCTCCCGCACAATACGCCACACACGCAAACCGCAGGGTGGAATGATGTTCTTGGCACCGGTCGCCATCCCGTATCTCCTTTCGGGTGGGTTCTTGTTGTGGTTGGTGAGCGGACAATATACACTGTCCACGATCATTTCCGAATTATTGATGTTTGTGGTGATGTTCATACCGAATGTATTCTCTGGTATAGACCACTTCCTCAAACGGAAGGAAATTCGGGAGATGTGCTTTCGTGTCAAATTGAAATTGCGTATCGCAACCACCCGACTGTACAAACTCAACCAGTTAGGTGTACACGCCTCGGGGTTTACATCCGTGTGGGGTACAATACAATCGGTTGTATCCGGCGTTGCCCGAACCTTTTTCGGTATGAATCGAGACGACTCGGCGATGGCGGTGGGTGTCTTCGCCTTTCTCTGCTTTATGTGGATTATGAGCAACCTTATACAACATCTGTTTACACCCGAGTACACGAAGACTTCGGGTGTGAAGACTGATAAGGATGGGAAGACGAAGACACAGATTGAATCCGACTTGAAAGACTATGTGTATGTATCCTCCACATACACGTCAGAACCCACGTCGGGAAAGTCTGTACACGACACAATTACAAAAAAGCATGTTCCATATACACAAGATGATTTGAAACTCTTGCTTCAAGAAACCATCTCGTGTGCGGACGCATCGACAACGTCGGTTGGGTCGAATGTGCATCACCGACTGACACAGATCAATATCGGTGCAAAATCTGAGAGATGTCTCGCTCTGATTAAGGCGCGCCATAATACCCAAACTAACACACAGTTTCTGGTGGTTGGCACTGTTCCTATCACCCACACAGAATGCATATTATATAATACCACAACTGAGGTTGATACGGGTCAGGTTTGTTACGTGACTCTGTCAACATTGAAATCATTGTCGTGCATAGAAATTGCATCCCTAGGTAATAACCCCCCTGTCCACGAAATACATTTCATTACACCACCGACCAGCCACGAACTCGAGTTAGTGACAACGCTGTTCGCAGGCAATCTTGACCCGGGAAGCGATACGTCCGGAAACACGTTGACGGTTGGACCTATGAAAATAACAGTTGACACAACGTCCAAAACAGACGCGCACACGAAACTGTTTGAATATGTCCGGCGTTTCGAGTGGTTCGGAACGTTGCGTGATAGCACTGCTGCGACATACAGAGACGCAAAAATGTCAGCGATAAATTGGTTCGATTACACCTTATCTGAAATGAAATCACCCGAAGAACGGGTGCGTGAACATCGTCGTAACATATCGGTGACGTGGAGAAAACTGGGAAAATGCTTATCGACACAACATGCCTATACGACAATTGCACCACTTAGTAAATCCAATGAACTCATCGAGAACGACCAAACGGGGTTGCTAAAAACGACGCATAACGAGATCGTACGTCACCTCGCTGAACAAGCGAAGCGTGAACCCATGGAGTACAAAGAATCCGACGAGGAAAGAATGGGCAAGTTAGTACGTGACATAACATTTTTGAAAGAAACGATGAAACAAAAAAAGGATGCCACAAATGTACAAGGTATGGATATCAACGCGACACGAACAACATTGATGACAAGATTACAAAAACTACTGCAACCATTTGACAACACACCCACATAATGATATCAAATGTCGTCACCTCTTTCAGTGTATACGTCCCACACTATTTTTTTGTACACAAGCACCCTCGTGCTACCAAATGTATTTGTGCGATGTATACCAATCGCTCATTACTATTTTTGGCAGCATATTGGTGGTGGGGGGGGGGGTGCGTAAGTACCCCCCACCCCACAATGCAGCCCACCCACCGAACCGGATAATTATCTTTTAATAAAATAGCAACTCCACATGACTTGAGTTGCGTGGAGTTGACAACTGGCAGGCATATACAAAATAAAATGTTCATCGGTGTCATATGGAGCGTCGTGTTCTTGTGTTGCGTACGTCTATGGGCACCCCAAAAAAGGATGACTGCCATCTGTCATTCGTCGTTCGTCAATGGTCATACGTACACCGTATTCGTTTCCAATTTTTGGGTGCTTCTCCCGTTCGTATGCGTATCGTTCTATCTTGAATTACAAGAGGTGTGTATATTCTGCGCGATTCTCGCACTCTATTTCTTGAGCGACTATTTATGGAGCGGTTCGTACGACTGTTTGCTGGTGTGTGTATCTGACCGGTGTTAGGTACAAGATGCGATGCTGCGATCGGTTCTCGATACATTTGTTCAGTGTGAAACCAATTTATATTTTGCTAACGTGTCAGTTACATGTTGCTTTGCGTGTGCACGGCGTTCGTTGGCCTTGTTTTGAAATGCATCCAGTTGTTTTTTATGTTTTTTTTTTGCTTCGTGCACCCCTTCTTTTTGAGTTAGTTGGGAATTCACGAATGGTACGACTTCGTTATTGTAAAAATGATATAATTTAGTATTCGCACCAATATATATTTGAAGAGGTTGGGGGAGTGCCGTAGTTGATAACGCACCGCCAGCCCGACCATCGCCAGTCGAGGCACGTTCGGTGTGTGTCGGGGGCGTCACACCCTTTGCTAGACGACGAATCGTTAGGATGGTATCGTGCAGTTGGTGTGGTGGGTCTGGTGCATAAAACGATTCAAGTGATGTCGATATTACTGGGAGACCCGTCATATGTTTCGTATTATTCTTTTTCATCGAGTTGCCCTGCTGTTTTGTGCTTTCGTTCAGTGTTCTCAACGTTGCTCCGCTATGGGGAATCTTCTTATTCTTCAGATTGGCAGTGGTTTGCTTCATTTTGTTTGAGGTGGCTTTCAATGCGGCAGATTTGTCTGCGAGGTGTGTGACTTCGGTGGAGGCTGGAATTAATTTCGCCAAACGATATGCAAGTGATTTGATGAGTATATCCATATTCGCTTGGTATTTATTTGCGTTCTCTAACGTCAGTGTATTTTCCACAAATGGTTCGGGTGACGCTGTCACAGTGTGAGAGTGTTCAACCGGGTGTGTGCGATACAATTGGACCACGCAGATCAACATCGTAACAATACACATAAGCGTGACACCCTGTTCGAGATATGTGTTTTTGCAGGTTTGTTTCATAAGTACGTTTTAGCATTCATAATTTTCTATATGATACAGGCATACAAGGTTAGGGTGTGTATTGGTTGTCAGATGTGGGTGAGGGGGGTGGGGGCATCCTACCCGATAAGTTTCTTTTTGATAGCGTGCTTGTACGATGCGTAATATTCCTTATTGGGGTGTTTGGTAACTATCCCTGCGTAGAAAAAACGCAGGAACACATTTGTGTGCCGAAGCAAAATGTACTTGCAACACTGAACGACACTTGGCAAAACGTGCACCATCTCATCCGTCGGTATTTTTCCGACCAGTGACTGTTCGGCTTCGAGGAGCGTGGTTTCAAACACCCGGTGTCGTTGTTGAAAGGCGGCGAGATGTGCTTCGACTTCTGGTGAATCGATCGGGACGTCTCGTATGCGATCCGACACACACACTTTCATTTGCAAGCGCGACGCCAGTTTGTGTTTGAAATTGAGCACGTCATTGTAACCGAATAGTGGCGTGTTTGGTGCGATGGGGTGTGTGGATATATTATGGATGTTGGGCGAGGAGTGGAAGAATTGCTGGTCGCTGGTGTTGTGCACCGGTATCGGTGAGAAATATTGCACCGCATATCGGTACATTGGTGAGTTCGCACTCACCTTCTTTCGGTTATACACGACTTGCGCATTCTGTTTTTTGCCCTTGTCTTCGTAAATGTGCACAGCGCACGTATCGGACGCCGGATTCTTCGGGAACTTCAAGAACATGCGCCCGCTGTGATTCGGGAAGAATTCGTTGAGGATATGCTGCGCGTGTTTCGGGAAGGTATCGGTTTGTTTCTTCCCCTTTTCGACAAATCGTTCGGACAACGACTTGCGGAACACGTCGGCATACTGTCTGGTATCGGATTCGAAAATACTGTCTACACCGTGTATTGCGCTATATTGCAGCACATCTTCTTGTTTTTGTAGTACCATGCTATCAAAAGCATATTCATATGCATACAGTAACAACGTGCTTCTGGGAACGCGTGTGCGTAGGTGTTCGACAAGTATATTACCGAATCGTATAATTTCATATAGGATCAGTCGTATGTTTGCGACTGTTTTTTCTTTTTCCTCTTCCAAAGATACGGAGTAAGGCGTCAACTCAGTGTGTTCCTGCGAGGTTTCATCTGCTCTGGATACGTTCCACAACGCACTCGCCTTCGGAATGTGATACGGCACAAGGCTATAAAAGGGTCGGGCGTATACCATATAATAGGAGGAGCGCTCTAGTTGGATGGGCGTGTTTTGTTGAACTAATTCTCGCAATGCGTATTCGACAGCCGGTTCGTGTATATTCTGTAACCGCAAACCATACGCGTATCGGTGTTTTAGTGTGTTGAGTGTGGGTTCTTGAAAGTTGCGGTTGGTCTGATGCTGCGATGTACCCCGTCGTACCGGCACCACGTAGTGCAATCCGAGCGCGCGCACGATTTTGTGCATATGTTTGCTCACACCGTTGGACTGCGCCAACTTCTTGAGGGACACAGGTATGACTGTCGCAATATGTGCCCAGTTGGGATGGGTTAACACACTGACCTCGTCCACACGTATCGTGGCAAGCTGGTCAGAAGGTGTGCCGTGTGTCTGAACGTACCATTTATACTGACAGAGCAGCACATTGAGAAGCAGTTGTTGCTGCATCAATTGCGAAAAATGGTGAAACTGATCTAACACCTCCTGGTGCGTCGTGCAGCAGGAGGTGTTGCCTGTCTTTTGTAAAAAATAGGAGTAGTACTCCACATCCAGAGATACATACATTGACACCGTCGACTGGGCGACGCCCCCCATATGGCCGTACGGCATCACTGCTCTGCCAATTTCATCGAAGGTTTGGAAGTGCGAACGGTGTGTCTCGAACACGAGCGGGATCGAGTGTTTGAACCAGTCGATCTCGTTGCGCATACCTTCGGGGACAGCATACGGGGAGGCATGCGAAAGCGGTTCGCGCATCGTTGCCGGTTCTTTGAGATACACACTCCGAAGGGAGGTGATCTTATCGCGTAAGAAAGACGTCGAACTAATGTGCTGCACGATTTTCCACGGAAAGTTGGTAGTTGCTGCGGCGGCGTTGTCCGTCAGAACACAAATATTGGTTTGACTTTCATCGTCCAGGAAAACCGTGTCGATCGCATTCGATTGAATATGCATATCTGTTTCGCGCACGTCCTTGATCTTGTGTCGCATCAGTCTGTACCGATGGAGGTCGCTGAACGAACGCTCCATCGGGTTCAACGATTGTAACAGCAGTGTCGTGGACGCCGTGTGGTAGAACGGCTGCTCGGGCAAACTGATATGCAAGAAACAACTCACGTTGTGCAGGGCTTTCTGTTTGTGTTTCTTGTGGTTGCCAATGCGAATCGCACGCCCCATCACCTGTTCAATCTGAGCCATATTCCATGCGGGGTCTAATATGTGCACCTGACGTATTTCATCCATTGTCAATCCTTCCATAATCTCTTTTGAACCGATCAAAATCACATCGTTCCGTTTGGAGAGTACGTGTTTGTTAATGAACTGGATCCGTTCGTTCAGCTCAATGGTCATATCGCCCTCATTCAAATGGTGCAACGTCTCTTTGTGCAAGATTTCGACCACCACCTTGTGCAAACGAGACCGTTTGTTTTGGGCATAATGATCTTTGATACGTCGTTTCAGAAAGTTGAGTATGCGGGCACCCGTTTTGTGTTTCGCATCCAACCGAACTTCGTTGGTGTAAATCAGAATGTTTCCTGGCAGTTGCTCCATAATGGATAGCATGGTGTCGATCTTTGGTTGGTATACGGTGTCCGTCTTGTCGTTGACATTCCAGTTATGAATCAACTGGTTCGCAAGATTGTATTTCAACGTCTTGTCTTTCTCATCTGTGAACACAGCCCGGTTCTGCATCGGTGTCGCAACAACTGATGGGTTGTACTGGAGGTTCTGTAAATCTGTTGCAATGTGCGTCATATACGTTTTGAGTAACACATCCATATTGTGTAAACTGGTTGCATATATGGTGGGGTTGTGGTTGGTGTGATACATAGAACGCTTCGCTTGGGTTGGGCTGCCCGCTACCAACGGGTGTCTGATAGACGTCTGCGCATACAGTCCTTGTTGGATGCGGCAGTCTTGCGAAAGCGTCCGCAAGACCTGCTGTTCGTTGCGCAAACCCACCACGATAACGGTGTGCCTGGCGTGCAGATACGAACCACACAACGTGCACCATCGAATTTGTGTCTCGAGTGGAACGGACGAATTCAATAATACGTACACGTACACTTGGTGGGGTTGTGTCACGTCGGTGTTCAACAATGCTTCCAGCGGAATACTGTGTTTCGTACTTGTGCTGGTGAACTGATCCCAGACGATTGTTTGTGTCTGAAAATTGTCAACATTTTCCAAAAAGACGTTGTGTTGCGGAATCAATATGATCGGGAATAATGTGCGACGCAACACCGAGACCTGCGACGCCGGAAAAGGTACATTGTAGAATACATCTTCGGCAAACAATTGCTTCGGTTTTCCAGCACTATTCTTAAAATAAGATACGCGTGCTTGGATGCTCCTGATGAACTGTGCGCTGTGTCTCCGTTTATGCGAAAGACGGCTCGACATATTATTCATAATCGGGAATGGTTTCTCATTTTGAATACCATCGTTGTATATCAGTAAATTTAATAATTCAAAAAAATCATCATCGCTGTTGATCATCGGTGTTGCCGTGAGTAGCAATATACGCATACGGCAACGGTGAAACCGGAGTATGGAAACAATAATATACAACATGTTCCGCCAATTTTTATTTTCGTACGACTCTGTGTGCGAGTCACTTTCACTGTTGCTGCTGCCGATCGTGTCAATCAACCGATGTGCTTCGTCCACCACAAACACCGAATCGGAGTACTCGTCTATAATTTGTTTTTCGAAATGAACCAACGACTGTATTTCGGTCACATGTATATTCACATTTTCAGTATCGACTGCGTCGATTGTGTATTTCCATATTTCTTTGAAATGTTTTGCGAAGTCAGTAGCAAGTGTATCAAGTATCTTCTGTAAAATCGGAATCTGGTCAGTGAGCATATTAGATGCACCCAACCGAAAACCATAGTCTGTGCGTTGTATCGTGTGTAAGGTGGGGAGGATGACCCGCCACGAATGCACCAGCCGTTTCAAATGGTTCGCATAGGTATAATATGGTTTCGGAAATATAGAATAGTACGTTTCGATGCGGTAGTGATCCAACGCATACTTGGCAGCATACTTGTGTTCGAAATCGTGCTTGCTATCGGCAACATCGTTTGCGTAGGTTGACTGAATGTACTGCTTCACAGGGTGAGTCTCATTCTCGGACGTTTTCAAATAACTAATAAATTCTTGACAAATCTCGTGCTTGGGGCACGCAATGTGTATCTTCTTGTTTTGAGCATATGTTAAATCGCGGAACTGTTCGGTGATTCCGAAGGTTGTCAGGGTTTTACCCGTCCCCGTAGCATGTATCAACAGCAGCGAATGATACGGCGTCATAGGTGACATGAAGTTTCGCACCAATTGCTGGTGATCTTTGTACGTAGCGACCGTACGTTTCTGAGTGGAATCGTGTTGCAACATCGTCGCATAATTGAATTTGGCGTGTCCGTACAGTTTGCGGTGAAAATGGTCATCGTGAATGTGAGGGAATGATGTCTGTTGTGTGTCCGGAAAATAATAATGACTTCCCCATACGTCTAAAAAACGGGTCTCGAAATCTTTGTCATAGCGGACCGTTTTCATTTTCACATTGACGATATGTGCGATGCTCTCGTTGGAAAGACTCGCCAAGGATGACGATGACGACGACGACGACGACGACGTATCGTCAACACCCCCCAGACGGATACGAATGCTGTCCGTGTAGTATGCATACCCATGTTGTTGTATAGATTGTTCGTATTTTGCAACATATTGTTCGTCGTAATCTTGCTCGTACACCACCGACCCATCTTCGCACACCGATTTGCGAATCACTTCCGCATACTCGTCCGCTTGGTTTGTGGCAAACCACTGATTGGGTATGATGACCACCTCCCCATCCGCATCAATCAACCCAATCGTGCGTTGTATATATCGCGCCACCAGCGGCAAGTGCTCCTCTTGCAGCGTGTCTGATTCGGTCGACATGGTCGACACTGTAGACAATAACGACTGGCGTGTTTTGGTTTGTTTCACCACACGATACAATTGGTCTAGAAAGACTCGTTCGTCGCTATCTATCGCATATCCAGAATCTTGTGCAATCACATACACGACCAGGAAAAGATTGCTCATCGATTGTATAACAATATTGTGTTTAATAATAATAAAAATAACCAATCAAAACGCCCACAAAAGATAAGTTACGTTACGTTCACCCACCCCCCCACAATCGCAAATCAAACACAAATCAGAGTGACGGTGGTAACTCGCATTACAGTAACGCATCTCGAAACATAAAAACAGCACTGTCTAAGTAATCGGTATTGTGTCCTGAATGACTACCACGCTGCAACTCAATTCAACTGTCCTTGACAAAGCAGTATGTCGGTATTACGACGACACTTGCAAAATTTATATCAAACCACACGAAATGTACACACTCACATCCAAATCAGATATCAACAATCTCATACAACGAAAGGTTGCTCTATTGGTGCAACAATCCTGTTCCAAATACGGATTCGTTCTGTCAGGTGTGTCGTCCACACGAAGTATGACACAATCGAATCGTGCGCTCTGCAAACCCTTGCAAATCGTGTCTCGCAGCGTAGGTGAAATCCCTCCGGAACATTTGAATGGTTCGTTCCTGTACAAAATCTGCTACAAAGTGTTTGTGTGCAATCCACCCATTGGGAAAGTATTACCAGTCGTTGTTCTGGATAAAAATAAGATCGGTATTCGATGTTATTATTATCCCTTTCTATACGACACCGATACAAACACCGTCTCAAAAAGTGACGTCATTAAAGCAAACACCAACTTCGTGATTTTGTTTTTACCAAAAGCACTGCATTATAATCACACGGAAGAAGGGACAGAAAAAACATTTTCTGACGCATACAACGCCGAGGAGGAGCGTATAGACAAATATGCACAGGAGGATAGCGACCGCCAACCGATCTTGCACGTGAAAATTCTTCAAAAACGTTTCGACATCAACGACAAACAAATCTCGGTCGTCGGTGTGTTGTCCGAACCGACACACGATTAAAACACATACATTTCAAAAAACATTATTCCAAAAACATTATAGTAGAGTTGTCGTATTTTGTTAACACATACACCTATACACGAACACCGGTCGCAATATGTATCTGTACTGGTATTTCACATTTTATGCTACTGCACAAGAGAGCACTGCTCTTGAAAGGTCGGCAACACGCGACTGCCACCGCGAATGAATCCGCCACGGTTCTTTTGCGTTCGGGTTTTACGTGCTCGTTTCACACGAGACGCCTTCTGTTTCAGTTTGTGTATGGGTTTGAACCACTCTCTACTCAGCTGCGGTTTTCCACCCCGACTCTTCTGACTACCGGTTCGTTGGTGTGCGCGATTCGCTGACGCATTGACAGCCGGTTCGATTGCATATTTCGTCAGACGCTTCCACATTGAGGCGTACGACACTTTGGATTTGGCTTTAGATGAAGTGGGCATTACGAGCTGGGTTTGTTTGTTTGGTTGGGTATGTATAGTATACGCATACATTTTTTTTGTATTCACGAAGGAGGTTGAACCGGGTGATTCGTCTTCTTGTTCTTTCGTGTGCGTGTATGTGGTATGATTCTGGTTTTGGTTTTGGGTTCTTTCCGACCGTCCGAACTACGACAATATGATTTATATATTTTTCTAAGAAAAGCAGTAACAAATGAATCCGTTAGTCTGGGGCCCACCTTTTTGGTTCGTGATGCACACCGTGTCCCTGAACTACCCAGTCGACCCGTCTTATTCCGACAAACGGACTCACTACGACTTTTACTACATCATCCGCAATATTCTCCCCTGCGTAATGTGTCGCCAGCACTACACCGAACTCTTGAAACAATACCCCCTCGAGCCTTTCCTAGACTCGAGAGAATCGCTCATCTCGTGGGTAATTTTAATTCACAACCAAGTCAACCAGCGTTTGGGCACCGAGATGGTGACACGCGAGGCAGTTCTCGAAAAATACGAACAAGCATACGCCCGCCAATCCTTCTGCAAAGCACCGACCGCGTTAGATTGTGATGCTGCGGCAGGGGACGACGTACGCGGGTCTTCTCACGCGATCACGCTCCGGTCGCACACCCCCGTTCACCCGTGGTACACATCCGGGTGGTTGGTCGTGCTGCTGATCACCACGGTGGTCGTCCTGTGTATCGCCTATATCATCTACGCGCTGTACAAACGACGCCATCGCTAACACTTGACAAACCTCGTCTGATGTGCGACGGTTCCCGATTGTGGCCTGGAAACAAGGGACACCACACAGCACACACCACACAACCGCGTACTTCAAATCTCGGAATACACGACGTGTCGCCCGGACCGAGTTGTATCCGGACCGAGTTGTATCCGGACCGGCAGTGTATGAGTGTGTCGGTGTGTTCCACGAGAAACACCAACCTGAAATAAATCAAAAAAGAAAATCAAAACGAAACCGACTGTCCGAACGTCGGATGACACTCTTCCACACACCACACATTCACGTATACAACACCAATGCGTTTTAATATTTTTTATAAAAATATTAAAAACACCGACACACCTGACGAAACACTCATTTTGAAAAATATATGCACACGGTTGCATTAAAGCATCATTTAACCGATGCCCCGCTGTTGGACTGGGTGTATTTGCACGGTAAACGGTGGTTGCATACGCACGACGCTATCCGCCAACACCTTTATAAACCGCCTTTAAACGAACACTTCGAGCGGGGCAACGCAACTGATACCCCTTTCTGTCCGAATGACCACGTCGGTATCACCTCACTCAGTCTATTCTATGAATGGGTGATGAACAAATGCCACACACTGCACATTCCCACTCCACAAACGTTGCATCACTGCCGTTTCGCACAGCGCCCACACCTGCTAGACGAACAATACAACACACACGTGATCGTCCAACACGTGTCTCTGTCCAAGAAAATCGATTGCAACGGAAACACGGTCGACCTCGAAGTCACTCCGACGCTTCTGTTGTCCGAACCCCTTGCTCGGTTGCTGTTCACTGAATTGTTACCCTCCAAGACACCTGCCCGGGTCTTTGCCCGGTGGACACCCATTTATTTACGCAGTTCTGGAAAATCGGGATGGATCACACACACCTCACGAAATACAAAATTTGATGCAATGTGTTTCCAATGGTGCCAACACGTGTTGCAACACTTGACATCTCACGCACACACACACATTCCGACACAACCGGTTATCGGAGGTATTGTATTGAATGTCCATTCGTTGGACACTCCCAAATTTTATGTACTGAATCCCCCCACACTCACTTTGACTGCAACGTGTACGCTCGATGCGACACCCACCTTTTCGTGGACGAACGCTTTGCAATGGGCACTGCTTGTGCGCAACGAAGGACACCACTGGAATCCAGTCACAAACACGACGCACGCCGAACTGTGTGCTCCTGCGTCGCAAGCCCATATTGCAGAACACTGGAAACCGTTTGTGCACTGGTTGTCTATGCACCGCGCCGATATGTGCACCATATACAAGGTTACCCAAACCCAACGCGAAAAGGCGTGGGCACTTGGCGCACGGAACTACCACGACTTGTGGACTATGCAGAAAGCACTGACCTCTGTCAAACTACTACCACTTTCACTGCAAATCATTTGGACCAACCACCAAGACAATCCGGAAACACCTGACACGTGTGTGCTTCCGCAACAAATACAGACACCCGCATACAGAGATATTATTTTGAAGACCAAGCAGCACCCCTTTTTTGTTGCCGATTTTGAAACAATCCAATCCAAATGGATCTTTATGGTGGCGACCGTCTATTACGACCCACACACCCGTACACAGAAAGTATTTACCTATCGTATGCAACGCCTGAACAACCACGAACAAGTTCTGATGCTGCACAATTGGATACACGCAATGCAACAATTGGTCGGAGACGAGACGTTCGCACACACACCCATCTTTCACTGGTCACCTGCCGAACCACAGTTTCTGAAGACGCTGTTCAGCAAAAACAAAGAGTTGCTTCCCTTGTGGCAAAATACGTACCCACATACATACAAGTGCATCCAATATGATGACCAACACCACAATGCCCTGCAGTGGATGGATTTGTGTGTCCTCTTCTTGACCGAACCCATTACGGTGCGAGGATGCTTTGATTTTAAACTCAAACACATTATTAAAACTCTTGTTGCACACGGAAAACTACCAGAAACAAATGCATGGGCGGACAATGGTCTACAAGATGGGTTGACTGCGATGCATATGGCAGAACAAGCGTACAGAGAACACATCGATAGCGCCTTTATAGAAATACAAAAATACAACGAAGCAGATACATTAGTGCTGCTCGATTTGATTAGATACCTACTTTGGGGAATGGTTTGATTGTTTGCGCGTATTAGCGGTATGGGCAGTAAGTCTGTTAACATACGAGTCTTTTGGGTTATGAACATCACCATCACCTGTTACTTTTTGTAGGGAGTTGGTGTGTATGGTTGGTGTTAGTGGGTGTGGTTGGTATTTGATTTCTGCCACAACGTTGGCGTTTTTTTCATGTTGTCGTTGTTTGATTTTTGCCACAACGTTGGCTTTGTTTTCAATTGATGTTATGTTAGGTGAGGAGTCTTCTAGTGGTGGTGTGCTCATACGTGATCGTCCGAAATCTGCTGATGCTGATCCAATACGTTGTGGTGTACGTGGTGTGGTCCGACGTACTGGTTCAGATACACCACGTACACCACGTTGTGTATTTTGTTTTCGAAGTGCAGATCTTTTTCGTGTTAAGGTTTCTGCGTCGCGTTGTGCCTTTTGTATGCTTCGGAATCGACTGTTTCGGACTGAGTCGTTAGAACGATTCTGTCCGTAACGTTTTATAATTTTAGTAATTCGGTCTTTACACGGAACGTTGGTATTGGTGGTTAGTTCCTCCATCAAATTGTTATATTTATTTGTGTGTGATACGTTTGCTTGTTCGACTCTTTGAATTGTCTTAGTGAGAACGCTATTTGCATCTCGTAGTTTAAGCAAATCTGATTTTAGTTTGTTATTTTCGGCACGTAAATTAATTCGTTCATAATACTCTTGAGTTGCTGCGTGTGTAAGACTTGTATATTTGTTATCTAATTTGTCCATGTCCATGTCCGTGTGTGTTGTTTGTTGTGAGGGACGAGTTCCGTGTTTTACAGCGTTGAGATAATCCATATTAGAATTGTGATTATTATTCATATTATAATAGCGATTATTATTATTATAACCCACACAAAAAAATCACAACACCACTTTCAACACTTCGGTGTTCGGGAACTTTTGAAATAACCCACTGTGTGTACTCTCGCATACTGCGCGAATTTGATGCAACCCATCGGTTTGCCAGTGAGTTTGGGACACTGCGAGCTTCTCATTTTTGTGCAATTCTTTCACACGAAATGCCAATTTGTCCTTTATCGTAACCGGTTGTGCCAATTCCAAATCGATGAGTCGGCCACCGGGCGGAACAGTGAACTGCACCCTGGCACACAATTCCAATTCTTCTGCCCACCTGAACCGGTGTCTCAGTTCGTCGTCTTCGCCACCCCATCCCCAGAACGAATTCGGGTAACCGTTGATGGTTTCAAACAATGTGGTCGAGAAGGAAATCGACGCCCCCACAAACCGATCAAACTTGTAGCGCATCCACGACTGCACACACTTTCGCCCGTCCTGCGTTGTCGGCGAATACCGAACAGCCGGTTGTGAACGAACGGTGTGTGTGTGGTGGTTGTTGTGGTTGTGGTTGTGGTTGTGGTTGTGGTTGTGGTTGTGGTTGTTGTGGCGGTGTGTATTCTGCCGTTGGTGTGTGAATGACTTCTTCACATAAGGTTTGTGATGCCGTTTGCCACCGTGTGTTTTGTGTGTTTTGTGTGTTTTGTGAAGCGACGGTTGTGTGTGTGGATGTGGCTGCTGCTGCTGTGTGTGCCGTTGTACTTGGTGTGTGTGGTTGGTTTGATGCATTGGGTGTTGCATCAATGTGTAGATTGGCATATTATCAACACTGAAATGATCATACACCGTTCCTCGTGTTGCCAACGCAATGATTTCGTTT